CGATGTACTGCAGATGAATGCGGACGATGGTGCAAAGGCAGTAGCCAGTGTGAAGTCCGATAGCGTTCTGATTCTGCTTCACGCCTTAGACACACGTGCTACGGTCAAAAAAGCGGCTCAGAAACAGCACGACACCTTATTCTCCGCCGAAGGCAATTCAAACGAATCCGCAGGCGGTAACGCAACCACAGACAGCAATACGGAGGGAGCTGATACCTAATGTCAAAAGGTGCATACACATATGAGCCGGGAAACATCACAGAATTTGGCAAAGATCGTATGAGGTTTGAGCTTGGAGACACGATGGTAGAGGGCCTGGCAGATACGACGGCATTGACCGACGAGGAGATACAAGCAGCAATCGACGCATACCCGAAAAAGTGGAAGCGAGCAAAGCTGATGCTCCTTGAAAGTCTGTGCCGCCGCTTTGCGTATGAGGTCAACACAAAGACCGGTCCTCTCAGCCTGGATATGAACGGCAGGGCGAAACTTTGGAAAGAAGATTACGACAAGCTGAAAAAAGAGGTCCAGGCAGAATCAGTGTCAGTGCCACGGTTTGGAAATGGGGTAGATGGTCCGCCTTACTTCCATACCGGAATGCACGAAAACGAGAGGGTGTGGAACGGATGATAAATGCGAGATTTATGTATTTAAGGCCGGGAAACCTATTCAAGGATTTTGTTGTCGAGTCAAATACGCAGGTTGTAACAGCGAGCGGAAGGGCAGCAAACGCACCAAAGGGAGACGGCTCAAAGATCATCAGAGGATGTCTTGCTGAGTCCACGAAGGAACAGAAGGAATCTCATTCAACGAGAGACCGTGTTTGCACCCATACGATTGTGCAGGCAGGCAGTCCGGAGGCAAAGAAGTCCGATAAACTCATACTCGGAAATCGCACGTTTTACATTATCGACCTGGACGAGGTGGGTAGCTTGGGTATATCCACAATCTACTACGCCGAGGAAAGGAAGGATGTCAAGTGAAGCTGTGGAACGATGGAAAAGCAGGGAGTGCAGGAAGTGCCATAAGGGCAACAGTCAAAGGACAGGTAGCCAAAATCAACCGACAAGTCGTAGCCAGGGGCGTTAGGGCAGTGAATGCCATGAGGAACGCAGAGCTGGAAGTGCTAAAAGGTCAGAGAAGCGGGCGAACATATCGCAAACCGCACAGCAAAGCGACCTACACAGCTTCGGCACCAGGAGAACCACCGGCAAGACGTACAGGAAATCTCCGTATGCACTGGAATGGCCAGGTAAAGAGTGAAGGCAGTACCGCTGGTGGCGGAGTCCAAATCATTGCAGAGCTGGAAAGCCAAGAGAAGTATGCTGGCTACCTTGAAAACGGAACGAAGAAAATGGCAGCAAGACCATTCGTAGACAAGATCAAGGAGAAGGCAACCCCGGAAATTGAGAAAATTTACAAGGAGCCGTATGGCTAAGGAGGCATGATATATGGCACTGGTAGTAGAACAGCCGATAGCAACCTTCGATTTGAGCGAGATTGCCAGGGGCGATTTGGTCTATGGCAAGCATCGCACATGGCCGGAAGGTAAAGCCGGATTTGTAACATCAGCCACCGAGAAGGAGCTGATCGTCCAGTATCATCCGGGTATCGGCAATGTAACTAATCACTTCCGGATTTCCATTGACGAAGCAGTAAACGGTCAGTGGGAAATCCGATATTCACACGATATGTCAGAGGTTAAGACCTACGGCATCGAAGAGCAGGACACTGAGGAAGGAGCGACAGAGTGAAGCTGGAAGAACTGATTCAGAAAAGGTTCGTCAGTACGGCAGCACTTGCGGAGAGGCTTACGACCTACAACGGTGTGCCTGCTGTTTTTAGTCCGGAAGCACCGGGCGACGAACAGGAAGGGTGGGGCGGTGAAACGCAGTACCCTATGGTAACTTACAACTATGACCTGCAGGCAAACGAAGAACGAAACAGCGCCGGTAGTCTTTCGGTATCGATATTCTGTCAGAACACAACAGATGTATTCCCGGAGGACATAGCGCCTATCGTGAAGGAATGCCTGCGTGATGTGATCCTTCTTCCGGAAGGCGGTACGCCGTACTGCTTTACCTGGGCGAGAACGGATGCGTTCACTATGGGCGAGGATGCAGGAAAAGCCGGTGTTGTAATCGGCTGTGAAGTCAGATTTGACATCCTGGAATATCCGTCTATGGAGACGTCCGATCCGGACCCGGTAATGGCGGTTGATAAGTATATCAAGGAGTTGTACCCGGAATGCCTGGTTATGGGATATGACCGGATGGAGGAGATAACCGAAGCCTCAGCGGATCAGCCGGTGGTTTACTGCAGACTGATTTCATCTGAGAAGCAGGAAGAAACGAATACAGTAGCCTGGATGGACGGTAGAATTGCCGTCCATGTTTTATGCCCGGAAAGCACAGTGAGATTGAAGATGGCCGCAGATATTGCCAACCACCTGTCACTCGACGGAGAGGTAATTATGCTGGACCATTCGCCTATGTTCATCAAGAGACTGCAGGTGAATTACAAATCTGACTACTTGAAGGAAGGCCAGGTATTCATCACAGGTCACTATGGATTGCTTAGGTACAAGGCTAAGCCTCACGTGCTTATGGCAGCTCATGGAAATTACAGTTAAGGAGGTAAAGCATGGCTAAGGAAACAGCAACTCCGGCACCTGCTGAAACAAAGGCAGAAAAGAAGCCGGAGAAAAAGGCCCCTGCAGAGTCCGTTTACACAGTAAGCGAGCTTGCAGGCAACGCAAGAAGCGTATTCGGCACAATGCAGGAATGCGTTGTAGCCGCTCTGAAAACTGACGGCAAAGCCGAGTACACAGTATCAGAGGCAAAGGAAATTGTAAGCAAGTTCTTACAGAAGGAGGTTAAGTAGAAATGGCAGGAACATTCATTTTAGGCGAAACTAAGGTGCGTCCTGGTACCTATTTCAACATTCAGAAGAAAGGCGGAAATGCCGCTGCTGGCGTTATGAATGGTGTTACCGCAGTAATCTTCCGTGCAGATTTCGGCCCTCTCAACGAGGCAATCGAGTTATCTGCAGAGGATGGCTACGAAGGAACATTCGGTACCGCACTTACTACGGACGCAATGAAAGAGGCAATCGCCGGTGGCGCAAAGACGATCATCGCCTGCAGAGTCGGTAACGGCGGCACTCAGGGCAGTATCAAGTTGCAGGACAGCGAAAGCACAGATGCAGTAAGCATCACAGCAAAATATCCCGGAGCAAAGGACTTTGTAGTAACAGTCCGTGAAAAGCTCTCAGACAGCACTCTCAAAGAGTGCATTTTTTATGCCGGTACAACAGAGTTTGAGAAGGTGGAATTTACCGCCGGAACAGACGAAGCTAATGCCCTTGTGGATGCGCTGGCGTCTTCCAAGAATTTCAAGGCAGAGGTTATCAAGTCCGGCACCGTAACATTACAGAACGTGTCTCAGTCCCAGTTTACAAAGGGAACTGATCCGCAGGTAACGAATGGGGACTACTCCAATGCGTTTAAGCAGGTAGAGGCGTATGAGTTTAACACGATCTGCGTCGATACCGAGGATACTTCGGTACATCTGCTTCTGCAGAGCTTCATCAATCGTATTTTTGATGCGGCATCCCTTACACAGGCTGTCGTTGCTGAGAAGCACACGGTAGACCTGGAAACAAGGGAAGCACACGCTGCTTCATTCAATGACGAGAAGATGCACTACGTTCTCAATGCCCATGTGAATGAGCAGGGTACGGAGATCGACGGTTATCAGACTGCAGCACGTATTGCCGGTATGATCGGCGCAGTAGCGGCAAACTCTTCACTCACTCATACAGTAGTCAGCGGCTTCTCCGAGATCAAGGAAAAGCTGACAAACACTGAAATGATTGCTGCAGAGAAGAAAGGCTGCCTGGTACTCAGCTATAACAAGGCTAAGCAGGTGTGGATTGATAATGCAATCAATACCCTCATTACGCCGAAGGACAACCAGGACGACGGCTGGAAAAAGATTCGCCGTGTTAAGACTCGTTTCGAGCTTATCAGACGTATCAATACCACCTCTGACAACCTGGTAGGCAAGGTAGACAACGACACCAACGGTCGGGCAACTGTAATTTCTCAGTTGCAGGCAGTCGGTGATGCAATGAGAGAGGAAGGAAAGCTGGTAGCCTGCACAGTAAGCGAGAGTTCTGCTTACACAGCAGACGGAGACTCCGCATGGTTCGACATCGATGTTATCGATAAGGATTCTATGGAGCATATCTACCTCAGCTTTATTTTCCGTTTCAGCACCAATGAGTAGAAGGAGGTAAAAAGCGATGATTAGAAACGAGAGAGCCGCCGGTGATTCAAGACACGCACGTACCGGTAAGGACGGAGCGTTCTACAGCGAGGACGGCGTTTTACTTGCGACCGTTGATACGTTCACTTCCAACGTGAACTACAACAATGCTAAGTACAGTGTGCTTGGAGATGCGCAGGAACATGAGACAGCCAACACATTTGCTGTCAGCCTCACGATGTCTCAGATCGTAGTAGAGGACGACCAGTTCTTTGTAGAGGTCATGGAGGCATTAGAGACTCAGATACCGCCGCACTGGAACTTCCAGGGTTCACTTCTCGGACGTAATGGTTCTGAGGAGCGTGTGGTTTACAAGGAGTGTATCCCTTCCGGACAGATCGACATTCAGAATGTCACTGTCGGCGATGTTATCAAGAGAAACTGGAACTTCTTTGTCAACAGACCGCCTAAGTTACAGTCATTACTCGGCGTAGACAGATAAGAGGTACCACATAAGAAACCAGTAGGGGAGCCGGAGCGGTTCCCCTTTATTTAATCAAAAAGAATTGGAGGACATTCAAATGGCTAAAGAATTTGTAAAAGGCGTAACAGTAGGCGAGGCAACAGCTGAGGAGAATACTCAGCCTGCAGTAAGCACAGTGGAGACAAACGAAGAGGAAACAAAGCAGGTAATCAGAGCGAATGAGGAGGACTTCATCGCAGGTCTGATTGCGGCTGCAGATTTCGCTTCCGATGAAGAGGAAACACAGAGGATTGAGATTGTCAGAAACGGCAAGCTCGCTTTTGCATTCTCTATCAGACCTCTCGGCTCAGAGGAGTACGACAAGTGCCGTAAGAAATTTACAAAGTATGTTCGTAATAAGCAGCTTGGTATCAAGATGCCGGAGGACACAGACCGTATCAAGTACCAGTCAGCAATCATCCACAAGGCGACTATCGCAGAGGATAGAGAGAAGTTATGGGACAACAAGAAGGTATGGCAGGCGCTTGAAAGCAAAGGATTTCAGATTATGTCCGGCCTGGACGTAATCGAGTACACACTTAAAGCTGGCGAGAAAGACCGCATTATTGATGCGATCGACACCCTCAGCGGCTACGAGAGCAACATTGAGGAAGTAGCAAAAAACTAATTGAAGCGGGGGGCAAGATGTGCTTGCTACATCACATATTCCAAAAGACAGGAATAACCCCCGATGAATTTTACGAGAAACCGAAAGGCGTGCAGGCATTCATGCTTGCGTCTATGCGGATAACCCTAGAATCACAGAAAGGAGGTAATGACGGTGGCGGAAACACTTAGAATCGAAATTCCTATTGAGACGGTTGATAATACAGATCCGGGAGTCTCCAATGCTACGAAGAAATTCGAGAAGATGGAACGAGCGGCCAATAGTGCGAATAGTTCAGCCAAGAAAGCGAGCGACACAGTTTCCAAGTTTGACAAGCAAGCTCAGAAAACCGAGAAGAGCCTAGCAAGCTGGGCGAAAGAAAAGTACGAAGTCCTGCTTGAAGCAAAGGAACGGATCAGTCCGGTACTCTCTACGCTGGGTAATGGGCTAAGGAGTTTTGCAGGGAAAACGTGGAGCGTTACAATGCGAGCGATTGACCTCATAACCTCCCCGGTTCGAGGGATCATAAACCTGTTGAAGAATCCGATCTTCCAAGTCGGAGCGGTCCTTGGAGTCAGTATCGGTCTGAAAGACACGATAGAGACATACAAGGACTTCGAGGCCGCAATGTCACAGGTCCAGGCTATAAGCGGAGCCACCAGCACAGAGCTTGTCAAACTGACGAATAAGGCAAAGGAAATGGGTGCAACCACGAAATTCACAGCCGAAGAGTCAGCGCAGGCGTTTAACTACATGGCAATGGCTGGATGGAAAACCGACGATATGCTGAACGGTATCGAAGGCATTCTCAGCTTGGCGGCAGCTTCCGGAGAA